GGAACTGCCCACTGGGCCAAGGTACACGAAGCCGCCAACAGCCCGAGGTACCCCGATAACTACCAGTACTCCATTGATATTGGTCCGTTGTCGGTTGACGACATTGCCGAACTGACCGCCCAAGGTCTGGCCGACAAGATTATCCACGATCACGCCAAGAAGGATTACACCCCGTGTATTACCTTCAAGCACCCGCCGGTTGTCTGGGAGAACAATCCCGACGATCCCGACGGAGATCGGATCGAGGTTCCCTTCGAGCCTCGTGTCGTTGACGCCGAGATGAACGCCATTCCGAAGAGTACCCTCATCGGTAACGGCTCCACGGTGAACGTGGTGTACTTCGCCTCACACTCCAAGAAGTACGGTACGACCTCGGCCCGTTTCAATGCGGTTCAGGTTGTTGATCTTGTGCAGTATGCAGGGTCAACACCGGACCCGATGGCTGAACTTGCAGCACTCGGGAACGAGGCATCGTTCTCCGCCTAGTAGTCCGGGTCCGGGGGTACCCGTCATCCACCCCCAACTAATTTCAGGAGGCAGTACCATCAAACGCATCGAAGACATTCCACAAGACCTACAGATGATGTTCGATCTGGGGATTACCAATCCTAATCCCCAGAACGTCGAGACCATGCTGTCGGATATGCGCGAAGCTGTTCTTCGATCCATCTCCGAACCGGCAGCCAAACCTAAGACACTTCGTATGTCGAACATGGGACGACCAGATCGTCAGCTATGGTACGACATCAACCGACCGTCCAGCGGTTCCGACATGCCGTACAGTCTCCGCATCAAGTTCCTGATGGGTCACCTGATGGAGGCTCTGATCCTGTTCCTGATCAAGGAGGCTGGGCATACAGTCGAGGATGAGCAGCGCGAGATCGAGATCGGCGGTATCAAGGGACACATGGATGCCCGGATCGACGGGGTGGTAACCGACGTGAAGACAGCGTCCCGGTACGGCATGAAGAAGTTTGACGATGCCCTGACCCTTGCCATGGACGATCCCTTCGGGTACATCGGGCAGATCAGCGGCTACGCACAGGCGTGTGGTGATGATCGTGCTGCCTTCCTTGCCATCAACAAGGAGTCCGGTGAGATTCAAATCTGCACCGTCTCTGGCAATCACATGATCAATGCAGAGGAGCGGGTTGCCCATGTCAAAACCGTCCTGTCTTCTGATACGCCACCTGCTCGATGTCACGATCCGATTCCAGAAGGGCAGTCGGGCAACCTCGGGTTGGCGAAAGGTTGCAGTTTCTGCGACCACAAATTTGAATGCTGGGCCGATGCAAATGGCGGCGCAGGACTCCGAGGATTCCGATACGCCAACGGAGTGAAGTACCTAACCCATGTAGCAAAGACACCAAATGTCGAGGAAGTCATCCGGTAGAGGACACTGGAAGAACCCATCACGATTACGACTCGACCCGGATAACTCCTTCGGCTTTGTCTATCTCATTGTCAATCTGCTGACAGGCCAGAGATACATAGGTAAGAAGCAGTATCATCAGTATCGAAAGGGTGTACGGACACGTCCATCAGACTGGCGTACCTACACATCCTCATCACGCATCCTCAACGAAGATATAAATCGACAAGGCAAGTGCAACTTTCACTTTGAAATACTTGCCGAGTTCAATACAAGAAGCGGACTTGTCTATGGCGAGACGCATCTTCAGCATGTCTGCAATGTCCTCACGGAAAAACTAGAAGACGACGAACGGCTGTTCTACAATCGCTTCATCGACAAAATCAGGTTCATCCCGAAGGAGTTCATGACGGCCAAACAGAAAGAGAAAGTTATGTCCCGTGTCCTCGAAGATTTCCGTTGACCTCGAAGAGCAGTTAGAGGTATTGTCAGACACACCTGCTGGTGATCCACACCGGCTCCTATTCATGGCGGTCATCTTTCAGGCCATGCTCGATGCAACAAAGCCAGAGGCAGAGAATGAGTCAGCAGAAGCAGTACTCGAACGGAGCAGGGCACAGGCGTGGCTCTTCGCAACAACGGGAGTTACAGCAACAGACTTCATCACCGTCTGCGATCTGGCCGGGATCGACTACAGTCATGTCAGGTCCTTTGCCCATCAGGTCATCAACACAGGCGAAGTCAGCTTCATCAGAAAGAAAATCAATGCCATCCTCAACCACAGTTAAATCAGACGGCTGGTCCACCAGCTACTACGAACTGCCCTCCGGTGCGACAGAACTACAGGACCTGATCGAGTATCGTGAGATGAACTTCAGCGTCGGGAACATATTCAAGGCGTGTTATCGTCTGGGTCGCAAAGATGGGGCGACAACGCTGTACGATCTGAACAAGATCAAGTGGTATGCCGAGCGTGAGATTGCCCGTCTCGAAGCAGAGAAAGAAAAGTTCAACCCGTTCGAGCATGTTAACTGATGTATCTTCGAAAGTGTACAGTCTGCGGGTTAGAGGCACGAACACAACAAGAACTTAATTTGTTTGTGTCTCACAGTGGTTCTAAACACAGACGTATGAATAAATGTAAACCGTGTTTTACCGAATACATGGGTAAACGTCAGAAAAATTGCAGAGAAGCTAAACGCCCGTGGTTAAAAAAATGTCGGAGATGTGGTGTTGAGGCTCAGTCTGAAAAAGAATTTAAGTTTTTTAAAGAAGATTCGTACATAAAATATCTCAACAAAAATATCTGCCTAGCTTGTGAAACCGAACAAAAATTAAATAAGAAGATAAGAGAACGTGAACGGAGATTGACAGAATCAGACGAAAAACGAAGTCAAAGACTTTTACACCAACGTAAAAAGAGATTAAGAGAATCAAACGAAGAACGAAATGAAAGACTTCTAAAAGTAAAAATTGACAGACAAAACAATCCTGAAAAGTATAAACAATATAAAAAAACATATGTAAATAAAGATTATGATTCGTATAGAATTGAACAAAAGTTAACGAAAATAAAAGCGAAGTTAAAACATCCTAAAGCTGCGCTTAAATTAGATAAAAAGCATCGAAAAGAAATGAAAAATATATATGCTAAAGCCAGACGTATGAATCTGGACGAAAATTCAGATGTGCACTATCATGTAGATCATATAGTACCGTTACATTCTGATGTTGTCTGTGGGCTTCATGTACCATGGAATTTACAGATAATCTCAGCAAAAGATAATATACTTAAATCTAACATCCTAGATCAGGATGATGAAGATATTGTGTTAGGAGTAAAAATATGAAGCAGGTCAACGGCCTCTGGCTCCCCGATTCCGACACACACTTTGCCGGTCCTGACTATGAGATCGGGACACGGCGGGTAGCCCTTGGTCTGACCAAGCAGCGACGTGTGGCTCTCGATGTCGGTGCCCATGTAGGCATCTGGACACGACATCTTGCCGAGGAGTTCGACACGGTCTGGGCCATGGAGCCGAATCCCGAGAACTTTGATTGTCTTACCCGTAACACCGACGATCTCGACAACGTGGTACTCCGCAACGAGGGTGCGTCGTGGACAGACGATATGATGACACTGGTCCATAATCGTCAGGGTAACTCTGGCATGTGGTCACTGGCCGCGCCGGGGCAGAAGGTTGACGGGACGGCCTACTTCGTCAAGGTCGTCACCATTGACAGCCTTGCCTTACCTGATCTAGACTTCCTGAAGATCGACGCAGAGGGACATGAACCTGCCGTGCTGCGTGGGGCGGCAGATACCATTGAACGATGCCGTCCTGTACTCTGCCTTGAGGTGAAGGGCAACGGCGTATCGTATGGGGCCGTGGCTGATGCTATCAACATGGCCTTGTCATCTTTTAACTTTGATTATCATCCGCACCGCATCGGTTCGGAGATCATCTACACACCGGCATAACATGGCAAAGAAAGTAGAAACCCGAGTCGTCCGGACCAAGACAAAACGTCGGACATTTCCCGCAGGACGCCGCCACTCCAAGAAGATTGGTCGTAGATCAACGATCTTCCGTAAGCGCGGCAAACAGTAACCACCGGAGAATTACATGCAAGTTACCCTCATCAACTCAATGGGGACAGACCAGACTGTTGTCGATGCTGCGCGTGTGTCGTTTGCCAAGAAGGCAGACAATTACACCGAAGCCCAGAACGAGAAGCTGATCCAGTATCTGGCCCGACACAATCACTGGACGCCTTTTGGCCACGCACAGGCAACCTTCCATGTCGAGGCACCCATCTTCGTTGCCAGACAACTTGTCAAGCATCAGGTCGGACTGGTCTGGAACGAGGTGTCACGTCGGTACGTGGATGACCCGCCCCGCTTCTTCAGCCCATCCTCATGGCGTCCCCGGTCTGAGGACAAGAAGCAGGGATCGGATAAGCACGATCAGATCGACAACATGCGTCAGGCATGGAGAGTATATGAGTCTGCTATTCATAACATCAGCAAGACGTACGGCATCCTGCTTGAGATGGGTGTCGCCCCGGAACAGGCCCGGATGGTACTGCCCCAGTCCATGATGACTGAGTGGTACTGGACCGGCAGTCTGGCAGCATGGTCTCGTGTCTGTCGTCTTCGTGTCTCCGACGACGCACAGGCCGAGACAGAGCGGATTGCGCTGGATATCAGCCGTGAGATGCGACAACTATTCCCCGTATCATGGGCAGCATTGGAGGAAAATAATGGCTGAACCACAGGACTATCTCAAAAGCAAATTGGCGAGTCAGCGACTCGTACATAAAATCAAAAATTACTATGCCGACCGTGGCTCTCCCAATGTCCGTGTCTGGGTTGAGGAGGAAACGGTGGGCCGTCAGAAAATCTATCAAGTCAGGTCTAACCTGCGCTTCACCGTGCCGGAGATACGATAATGTTGTCCAACCACCTACCCACCCAGTACCAACAGTTCATTGCACTGTCCCGCTATGCCCGATGGCTTCCCGATGAGGGCCGTAGAGAGACATGGTCTGAGACGGTGGATCGTTATGTGGACAACGTCGTTGCCCGGCGCATCGACGACGAGACAGTCATTGAGGAATTGCGCGAGGCTATCCTGAGCCTGTCCATCATGCCGTCCATGCGTATGATGATGACTGCCGGACCTGCCCTCGACCGCGACAACACTGCCGGGTATAACTGCTCGTACCTTGCAGTGGACGACATCAAGGCATTCGATGAGGCCATGATGATCCTGCTCTGCGGAACTGGCGTCGGCTTCTCTGTCGAGCGTCAGCACATCGCCCACCTGCCCGAGGTTCCTGATCAGCTATTCGACTCCGAGGATGTCATCGTCGTCCACGATTCGAAGGAAGGCTGGGCGAAGGCGTATCGCAAGGTCATTGCCATGCTTTACTCTGGTGAGATTCCGAAGTGGGATGTGTCGAAAGTCCGTCCGTCCGGTGCCAAGCTGAAGACATTCGGTGGCCGTGCCTCGGGTCCGGAGCCGCTGGTTGATCTCTTCCGATTTACCATCAACGTCTTCCGTGGTGCCGTGGGTCGTCGCCTGAACAGCATCGAGTGCCACGACATCATGTGCAAGATCGGCGACATCGTTGTCGTCGGCGGTGTACGCCGTTCGGCCATGATCAGCCTGTCGAACCTGTCCGATGACCGGATGCGTCATGCCAAGTCTGGTCAGTGGTGGGAGCAGAATGCTCAACGTGCCTTGGCGAACAACTCCGTGGTCTACACCGAGAAGCCGGATGTTGAGTCCTTCCTCCGTGAGTGGACAGCACTGGTCGAGTCCAAGTCTGGTGAGCGTGGCATCTTCGCCCGGTACGCCGCAGATCGTCACGTTGCCCTGAATGGTCGTCGCAAGACAGGGTACGAGTGGGGGACGAACCCATGCTCCGAGATCATCCTCCGGTC